CGTTGACGAAGTATCGTCAGTGTACTTATTTTCAGTGCACTTCATGGCTCTATTTTCAACCATATCTCGCATTGCCATACCAGCTGTCTCTGTGTCTACCACCTCACACATCACCGCTCACTTTGTTGCCCCCTCCCCTCTCGTATCCTCCTCCTTGGTGTCAAGAGTGGCCGATAATGAGGGAAGTTCATCGTCATCATTGTCCCGTGTGTTGGTGCCCGTCCTAGCTGTAGCTGGGGTTGGGTATTTAGGTTACCGGTTTTACAAGCGTTGGTCGCTGGAACGCGCTGCCAAAAATGAAATTGCATCCTTTGATTTAAGTGATACTCAAGTCGACGAAGGCGTCGTGGAAGTTGTTGCGACTNTGGGAAAGTCCAAAACTGTTAGAAAGCGGTCTCGCAAACATGCGGCAGATGCTTATGCTCTGCAAGCGTATTTGAAGTTCGGGAACCGCCAACGTACAGAAGCTAACATCCTCGTCACTAGGAAATATATTAGCGATCTCTTAATTGAGACGCCAGATATGCGCACTCGCGACAAAGTTGAGATCATGGATAAGGCTGTATTCCTTAGCTTCTTGCCTAGCAAGACGAAACAGGAGTGTGCAGCGTACGAGACTACATTTGCCTACGCCAGGAGGGTGTTAGGCAAGTGGGAGGATCTCTAGGGATGCCTATATACCGGCGAGGGGATATCAAGTGTCAAGACAAAACTTTCAATACATCCCCGTTTGATCGTCGTAAGGTATAAGGAACTCCGAAATTTCGTAAAGGTAAAAAGAGTTTGTAGGCTTAGTGGAGTTAGTCCTCCACTTGAAATTAAGCCTTTTAATAATTGTATAGACACCCTCGAGAGAGCGGTAAACGAGCGCGTCTTCTATGTTAGAAATAGAGAGGGCGTATACGTTGAGCCGCCTCAGCCCGAAGGTCCGCATTTTGCTGAAACAGTTTCAAAATTTGGCAAACGCGTGGCAAAGATCGTTGGTAAAACCGTCCCGTTGACTCGTTCTGCATTCGTGCAAACGTTCCAGGGCTGCAAGCTAAAGATCTACCAAGCGGCCTATGAGTCATTGCAATGGAACAGCGTGACTCGTAAGGATGCGTGTATACAAGTGTTTGTTAAGAGTGAGAAGACAGATTTCACCTCTAAAGTGGATCCTGTCCCCCGTGTGATTTCCCCTCGGTCTCCAAGATATAACTTGGAAGTTGGCCGTTACCTCCGTAGAATAGAGGAATCGATTTACAAAGCGATTGGGAAAGTGTTCGGGCATACCACAGTTATTAAAGGCTTCAATGCAGTCACTTCGGCTGCTCTGTTGTCAGAAAAGTGGGGTATGTTCACTAATCCAGCTGCTGTTGGGCTGGATGCAAGTCGATTTGACCAACATGTGTCTAAACCTGCACTAAGATATGAACACAGCGTTTATGTTAATTGTTTCGCTCATGCTCACCACCGAAAACAACTAGCCAAGTTACTTTCTTGGCAGCTTGAAAATAACTGCCACGGCAATACGCCGAATGGTAAGTTAAAA